AGCCGGATCATTCCACGCAACAACCTGATTGGCTAGATTTCTGCCGTTGCTGTCATACACTGACTGCGTGGTGCTCACAGTATTAAATTTCAACAAGCCCGATGCAGCAATATTACGTTTTGTTTTATAACTTAATAAACGTGCTAGACGCAACACACTTTCGCGTCGTTCTGCTAGCTCTAGGAAGTTTTCACGGGCATTTAAATCAACACGGAAAGCTATGCTTTGGCCCAAGAACGCAATCATGTCGATTAGGGCAAGGTATTCGCTTGATTCAATATAGTCGTTGAAATCTTCTGGATAATTCTCGCGGATATAACTAATCATCACGCGGCGTAGATTTTCAAAGTCGTAGCTTTGGAAATCGGCATTACGGAAGCTCTGGTATATACGTTTCCAGTCTTCTGCTACTAGTAATCTATTTTGTCTATCTGTTGCTGACATATCTGCTTCCCATATACAGATATTTATCGGTTTTATTATATGCTATTTTAATTAGCCGATTAGACCATTTGCTTGGTCAAATTTAAATTGGAGAGATTCTTGTATGTTATAAGGAAGATAAGTCAGCGTACATTCTATTTGTAGGCCGCTTTCGTAGGTTGTAACAATTACATTGTTGGCATTGACCCGAGGATCGTAATTGATAATCTGTTCAACGTTTTTTACAATAAGTTGTTTTAGATCTTCCGTCAACGGTTCAAATAATACATCCCATATGATAGTGCCGAACGTAGGATTTTCTAACCGTTCGCCTTGACGAATATGAAAGTGATTGATAATATCTTGTTTAATTAAGGCTAGATCATACAGGCTATAGCTCTTGCTGTCGCCGCTGACACTGCTAAAACCTTTGTAGGTTTTAGATCCAGGCACAGTTGCTCTGCCGGCAGGGCCTTTTAGTACTACCTTGTTAAATAATTTCTGATTGGCTGTCATAGTAGTATTTACTCCTCGTTCTCGGGTGGCATTTCCTTGGAGAATGTGTCGGTTATTGTAGAATATTTTTTCCAATACTCCGGTACAGGAATATCACTGCCTGCTTCCCTATCAGTCAAGTCAGGTTTAAAACTAGCAGGATCTAAATTTTCGTGATGTGGCCAAGGTTCGTGGCTTGGAATACGTAACATAATACTGTCTGTTGTACTTTCAGTTTCGTCTGGATTAGCAAAAGTAGTCAATGGTTCAGGGGCTGTAGCAGCGACTGCACTAGCTGCAGCTGGGCCGTTTAGATTAATATTGCCACCGGAAATTGTAGTGTTGGCAGCGGCAATTTCCATATTTCCGCCAGATGTTAATTTGTTTGCGCCGCTGGTGTTAAGGTCAAATCCGCCACCAACTGTGATATTGGTTTGATCCGCAACGGTTTCATCGTGTGTGCCGCCAACTTGTATAAAATTGTTAGAATCAACAATTAGAATTTTGTCTGTGCCAATTTCTGTTTGATGGCGGGCGCCTACTTTTAAATTAAAATTTCTACCAACTTCTATGTTAAAATCTCTATCAGCGTAAAAATTAAAATCTTGTTTAGTACGTATGCTTATACTGTCTTCGGCAAAAATATCAATTTTACCATCGCTAGACATTTCTATCCAGGTTGTGCCGCGGGCGTTACCTATGTAAATTAAGTCTTCGCTGTTGTGCATCAAAATTTGATGGCCAGTTCTAGTTCTAAATCGTATTAATTCATTGTGTGGAATTTCTGGAAGCCCATCATCTTCGTCTTGTTCAACGGCGGCATAGTCAGGAGGACCGTCACTAGCAGTAGTACGACGAAGGAATTTATCATCTCCATCATCCATAACCACACTGCTGCCGCCCAGTCTGCTGATAAATCCGGCGGCAATCTTGTGCTCGTCTTTACCAAACTTGCCTTTAGGAGCGCCGCTTCGTTTATCAATTGGGCCAGGAGTGCTGATGCCAAATACCATACTGGGTATCTCTCTCCTGGCACTGCTGGTTGTGATACCCCTAATATCGTCTTCTATCAGGCCTTGTTCGTCTAAGATATCCTGCAGTGGGCTGGCAGGTTTAAGAATTTTAGTAGGATCTGTGGCTGCTTCTCTTGCTTTTTTATTATATTCAGCAACGGGCACACGTTCATATGTACCGTCTATATTATATTTTGTGGCAGCATGTCCAGGAACTTGAAAATTCATATTTTCATCAGGTACACATCCTATCCAATAACCTTTACGTGGATCACCATCAATAAAGATAACCATGACAATAGTACCAACATCAGGAGGAATGAACCACATGCCGTAACTTTTTTGCGTGGCATTATAGTCATCTTCTTCCGTGATAAACTCTACATTAGTTTGTCCGCCAAACGGTGTTAGATATTTTACTTGGTGTAGCTGGCCTTCTTTAGCTTCGTCATTACCTACTTCTCTTAATAGCTGTACCTGTAGCGTACCCATGTAGGTAGGATCCAAGTGACTGATAACTTTTGCTAAGAATGGGCCCGGCTTTTGTTCAGCACTGCCTGTGGGTTGTCGTGTATCTTCTGCCATTTGTTATCCTGCGAAATCGCCTAGGGCTGCGTTGTTAGCTGATATTTGATCATCTGTCAGTGGAGCTGTTTGTGGTCCTTCTGCAGCCCACTCTGTTATTCTTGCCTGAGTAGCTTCATCGTCTTCTGCAGCATATTCATTTTCTGTAGGCGCTGAAGCTGTCTGTGGAGGCTTAGTGCTCTTAACTTCTTGACCTGGTAATCTACTTAATTTTAAAGTTTGTGTAAATTTACCTCTCCTAAAATTAGACGTAACAAGCGTGACAAGATAAAGTCCACTAAACTGTGGAACTCCAGCGGTTGTACTAAAATCATACACACCATCTTCTAGGTTAATATCAATTGGAGTTCTAAAATTAACAGTAATTAATACTCTGCCGCTTTGATAATTCATTGCTCCGTCAGCATTGATAAATTTATTATCTGTAGCCACTGCGCTATAGTTGCCCATACCACTGTCTCCTAGGAAATAAGGATCTCCTAGAATTGTTAAATTCAAATTGATCATGCTAGTATTGCTAGTAATGCTGTCGTGGAATTGTCTAGCGGCAATACTGGCATTATCGTCAAGGCCGCCACCTCCTTTGCCGCCAGTCATGGTCATAATTCCGTCTTTTAATACAGTAGTGGGAATTTGTCCTTCTTTAGGTTTTTCACCGTCTGGTGTTTTATTATCTGGATCGCCTTCTACTCCAGAGCCAGCATTTGCTTTTTGCTCTTTATCTCCGCTATTCTTGCCGGCGTCGGCGCTCATCTGTGTAAAAAAGCTGGCATTAAATTCTATATCAAAATCCATTACATCTAAATTTTTGCCTGTATAGATATAATTGTATTCTTTAATAACTTGTTCTTTGGCTTTTTCTGTTCCAGGGTTTGGAGTGTTCGGAGGTAAAAATGCGCTGGCAGAAGCATCGTAAGGAACAATTCTATAAACAATTAATTTAGGCTTAACCCCTGTTTTTTTAATATTTTCATCTGAAGGAATATAGTACAAGTGTGTTTCAACTCTCCACCACTGTACTGTACCTTCAGGAGTTATTTGACTTAGAGCGGTTCTTCCGTATTCGCTCATCAAGATCACTTGATTGATAGCGTTAACAACATCGCTGCCTTGGGTAAATTTAAATTCACTAGATTCAGGATTGATAGAAATAGCGCCACGCTTGTAAGTTCCAGATTTTTCATCGTAGGCAAGATTATCTTTAGCAAACGGAGTAGCACCTTTATTATACAAGTTGAATCCCATTGTACTTTTACCAACATCATTCATTTCAGATTCATCTTGTACTTGTGTTTTGTTAATGCTGCTGGTGGTGACTCCTAGTTTTTTAAACAAGTTCATGTCCCCACCAGATGAACTATTAGGGTTTATGGTTGCACCAGCACTAGAAGTAGAATCATTACTGGGAGGATTAGCATCACCTGTTTTTAAATCTTTAGGAAAACTAATTAATATTTGATCAGCCACAACAACATCTTTACGTTTGACTGCTTCATTTAAACGTGTATTCAAAACTGCTTGTAAACTTTTCTCTCCAGTTTGTAACATTTCTCCCACATTTTTTCCTGTTATCGACACATCTGTTTTTAATTCAGAATATACTTTACTATAGGCTTTTTCGTTAACTGGGTATGCAGAAATGTCATACTCGGCACCTTTGCCTGTGGCTCTCATG